AGGAGCTTTCTTCTTCGCAGGAGCTTTCTTCATATATATATTATAACATTAATCAAGAATAAAGGGGAATGTTTCCTTATATCGTTCCGCCGTTCGATAATCTTCCAGAACCTCTTCCCCTTTTTGTATGTCCATTATAGCACAATCAGTGTCAAGGTCATAATTTATCTTTGCCGGATCAGAACTGTGGTTCATAAACAAGAGGAGCGCGGCATCATCATTGGGGCTTTGAAACAGTGAANCATTGATTACATTTGACCATCGTTGGAGTATGAGTTCCCTGATTTCAGGATAGAGTTTACTGAGATTACGATTTAGAACTTGCTCACACAAAAAGTAGTCCAGAGTAGTCCGATTTAGTCCGAAATTCAAAATAGAATGGTGTACCATCGTTTCCCGCCGTAATTGGGCAAACAGTACAGCCGTTCACCTTTTGAAATGTCTCTGAGCGTAAACACCCCTATTCCGTGTATGGAGGAAGGTTTCAGCGTGCATTTTACTTGTGAGTTCAGCTCAATTATTTGCTCATCCCTTGTGAGAAGGCTGACATCATCAGGGTTTACTTGTAGGGAAGGCATTGTTTAGGAGTCTTCATTATGCCAATTGCTGGCAAACTCCTGTAATCGCTCAAGCACCTTATTTACTTCTGTTTTCAAGTCTTTGAACGATTCTTGTTCACTGATATCCGAAAGATTAGCGTGTATCCTCGCAATGTCTTCGGGCTTTTTAATTCCTACTGACCAAAACTCATAGGTATTCATCGTGCAGGATTAGCAATTTCCTTATGCTGATAACGTGGCATATTCGCAATCATCTCCTGGCGCTGAATCATGGGGACAAGTGAGGACATGGCATACCTTATTGCATCCATCGAGTGTGACCACAAGTGTTCAGGTTCATTCAGTATGCGCCCCTCTCTGTCAGTTTCCCAGAGATAGTTGCGGTATTCCTTGATAATGTTCACTGATTGCTTTGTGACGCTTATGCGCTGATCTTGAACGCTTTGGATACCTTGCCGCACACTGTCTTTTCCCTTAACTGCAGACTGAACATTCACGCCATAGGCTCGTATCTCATCAATACTCTTAGGTTCTGCACTATCGGCGATGACGAGAACCTTTCGTTGATTGAGCAAAGTTTCGGCTATTTGCTTATTACTCAGTCCTTTTTGGAAGAGGATTTCATCAAGAATATATCCTCCATTGTAATAATAAATTGCGACAATTGCAGATGGGTCATTGGTATACCCGAAATCAAGCCCAATTCTCTCAAGTCTTGCTTCATGAGGAATGGCATCGAGAATAGCCCAATCTGTGTATATCTTCTGATCTGATGTGTTTGGCTCTCCAAGCCATTTGTGTCGAAAAAGCGCAGGACGATTCTTTTTGTCATCCTCAATCTCATCAACAATGACCGCAGAAAGAAACCCGTGTTTTTGTGCTACATCGTAATTGACGTTTATAATCAGCGTATTTGGCCTTCCTTCAACAACAAGCCGGACGTGTATGGGGTCGTCCTCAGCGAGGCGGTTGTAGGTATAAATAATCTTTGAGCCATCTTTTCGCACTGTTGGCGTGAGAACATCTATGCTATCTTTTGAAACTGTTTGTGCTTCCTCTACCCAAGCAATATCAATACCCTCAATGGACTTAATACTTTGCTCATTATTCCACAATCCTTTGAACAAAAAGTCTGAACCAGTAACATTGTTGATAATGGAATTGTCCTTAACAACAAAGTCATTGAGTTCATAGAGCTTTATGAGATCGGAAAGGAGTTGGTGAGAACTTTCTGCTATTGAGCTTTGGAACTCACGAAAACAGGCAACACGAGTCTTTGCCATTCTTGCTCTTATGAGTAGGTAGCGGGCTACAGTATGAGATTTTAGCGAGAAACGACCACCATAAATGGCGGCCTCACGCCAATTATCCTCAAACAATGGCTTAAACTCACTTGGGATTGCTATTTCTTTCATCGAGAAATCTTACTAAGACTGTCTCCAAAGTAACTTGATGTTCATGCGTGTCCTTCACTCTACCCAACCCTCTTTCAAATGCTTCCTTGATAGCCGGAATATCCCCTCTTTTTCCCTTTGCAACAAGAGCAGTGACAAGTCCTTCCATCTCTTCCTCTATGCGACGAGTGAGATATGCGGCGGCAGCTTCTCTCATGACTGTCTTCCTATATTTTGCCCCTAGCTTTGAACCTGCACCCTTTCGAGCGCCACCATTAAATCGCCTTTTATCAAGTTTTTCAATTAGTCCTTCCATTCTCCCATTATACCATTTCCACTAAACTTAGCACATCCTGTCTATTCTCTTCCCTTGTGAGCTTTATCAATTCTCTCGTCCCTCCACTGGAGAGTACGCCATCACGTTTCATTTTCATGATTTCTATGAATTGTTTCGGAGTTATGAGGGTTTGTAAGAACATTTCAGTTTCATTCATGGTCTTGGAGTGTAGTTTCCATTAGGTTTACGCCATTTTATAAGGCTAGAAACAGCGGGAGGTGTTTTTGATTCTTGTGTACATTCCTTGCAACGATGAAATATCGGTTCTTCAACTCTTTTTATTTCACACCATGAACAAACGGGATTTTCTCTGCTCGAAGGCGTGAATAAGCGAATATCGCTTGTTTTTATCAAGTCATCAATACAATCAAAACACGCAATCTTCTCTTCTACTTTCCTAAACATAAAAGGAGAAAAACGCATTCCTTCCCTGTTCGTATCCCAAATAACTTCCCTTCTGCAAAAATCACATAATTCTATTTCCGAAACTGTTTTTGTGGTAATTTTTTTTATCATATATATATTTTAACATTTATGTCCTTTTTTTCGTTTCTTATGCCTACAACGATGAGATAATGAGCTTGTAGAAGAAAGTTGCAACTGTTTCTTCAAAAGACCGGGAGGGCCAAGAGGTTTATGAGGATTGGGAGGCTTCGGAGCGGCAATCAGTAATTCTTCTTCAGGGTTCATATTCGCAATAACCTCCAAAATGACCATTTCTCCTGATTTGGAGATGAATTGAGGGAGATGAGGGCTTCTATGCTTTCCTTGCATGTAGTGGCTGAATCTGAAGGAATTAGCCTATTCCTAGCCCGTAAGCGAAGGCCGATAGAGACAAAGGAGCCAAAAAGGGGATTATTCATAGATATTTTTTAAGATTCTTCATACACGTTCTCCATTCTCGATGTCGTTTATCCCAGTGTTGGCCGATCCAAATTAGGGCGTAGTCCGAGTCTACAGCTTGTGCATAAGTTATTTCAGGATGAGCAGGTAAGTGCAACTGTGCAAGGCCGAAGCTCCTCTCTCTACCATAAGGTTGTCGTGCATTACTTTGAATATAGGTGTCAAAGGTATTCTGGGTTTCACAACGAATAAGGGCTATCATTTCTCTGGGCGGAACCTCAAAGTGAACCGCGAATCTCGTAATTTTATTATATATATTCTCCTCGTAAGCAAATGAGGAAAGTGGAAAAATAGCGGCTAAAATGAGGACAAAGAGGATAATTGCTTTGACATACGTTTCCATTGAGTTTTGCTAAACGGATAATGGCACAACCCACAAAATGGCTGTCTTGAGAACATCCATTCGTGGCATTTTGGACAAAGGCCCAAATGACCGAGGCTCATTTGCATAACTGGTTCTTCCCACTTATCAGCGTATTCTTGTGTGTATCGGGAGACACCTTCAATCGGGAGATACTTGTAAGTTTTTTTTCCACTTATTTGCATGATTTACCCTTTCGGGTTTGCCCCACAATGCCGTTTCGTTAATGGCCGACTTCTTCGACGAGAACAACCTAAGTATAAAAATACGTTGTGGGTTTTCTCGAAAACAAAGGAGCTAATGGCCCGATAGCGAACACCGCAGGGCATAAACCCATTATAGCAAAGAAAAGGGATGTCGAGGGGAGTTATCCACAGGTGCTCGCTAATTCCGAGTACCTTGTGTTTCTCATTTTATGGTATAATGTACCCACAAGTCGCAAGAGATTTGTTCTTTATCAAATAGCCTTACGCTTTTCCACATCTCACCCACTCGTAAGGCGGGTGGGAGGTGGAAGAGGGTTACAAGTTCATGGAAGAAGAAACGGGGTGGGTGAAAATCCACCGCAAGTTACTCAATAACGCCCTATCTAAAAGCCCTATGTGGGGTTGGTTCTGGGTCTGTTTGTTATTACAAGCCAGTCACAACGGCTCTAGTTTCGTTTGGAATAAGAAAAAGGTCGTACTTTCTCCGGGTCAATTTCTCACGGGAAGGAAGAAACTCGCCAATCTTGCTGGCATCTCAGAGGGTTTAGTGGAGAAAATCCTAAATTACCTCGAAATGGAACAACAGATAGGACAACAAAAGACCACGAAATACCGAATAATTACCATACTAAATTGGCATAAGTATCAAAATCGTGACAGCAGAAGTAACAACAGCGTGACAACAACGAGACAACAGCGTGACACATACAAGAATGATAAGAATGATAAGAATGTAAAGAACACAATACCCGCTATCGCGGTTGATAGAGAAAAAATACCCAAAGAGGATAAGAAAAATCCCAATTCCCCCCTCGTGGTGGATTTATTCCGAGAAATCACCCCCGCCTATCGCCTGTACTTTGCCCGCCCCCCCCAACGTGCCGCGGCCCAACGCCTATTTGACGCTCACGGGCTTGAAAAACTGAAAGGAGTCATCGGTTTCATTCGAGCCAATCTTGGAGAGCAGTATCTTCCCTCAATCAAAAGTCCTTGCGAGTTGGAAGAAAAGTGGTCAAATCTTGAAGCATACGCAAAACGCTTATCAAATAAAAATAAGACCAATCAGGTCGTCTGGTAATATGTGGAAAATAGCAAAAAGTTATAGCGAAAGTTTTACGATAGGCAAAAATGAGTTAGAGAAGGCGATTTATTGTTTCATCACCGGAAAGCCCGTGGTATTCAAAAGCGGGGCGGCGTTGAGGCACATCGAGTCAATCTTACCCGACTACAATGCGGCTATGGGTTGGAATGAGGGGTACAAACTGACCGCCGACGATCACGCTGATATTCGGAAACAAGGAATGGATGAGAAACTTCGTCGTGATTATCAAGAAATGAATAACCGCGTGAAGTATCTCGTAGATCATAAACAAGAAAATCTTATCGGGAAGAATGTGGAGATCGCCGGATTATTAGATTTTCCTCAAAGCCAAAAGGAAAGAGATAATTGAAACACTGAAATGAACTGGAACAATCTCAAAAATGGACTCTGTGCAAAGTGCGGCGAGAAACTCGTCATGGGCTTGCTTGATTTGCAGTACACTTGTTCTCATTGTGACTTTCGTATAAGTCGTGAGAAGTGGGAAACTATTACAACGCCGAAGATATACCGAAGAGAAGTTGAGACAGATAATCTTTCAGCGCTCAACAATTTAGGACACGAACTCGTAACGGAAGATTTTTCAGATTAAGCCATGACCACCTTAGAAGAAAAAATGATAGCAAATCCCCTTCATCAGCAGGTCTTTGTTTTGCAAAAATCACTTGAGGGTGAATTACTTGCCGGGAAACTTTATGGAGTAGTTTCTTCTCACATTGCATGGACTCCAACCGATGAAACAGGTGAAACGGGGAACCTTATTCCGTTCTTTCCTGAGTTTTTTGTAGAACCGTTTTTTAAGAAGTTAAAATAACACCATGACCATGATAACACCCCATAATGTCAGCAAGTTGATGGAGTCCTTGAAACGGCAAATAAAACAGCAAAATGGGCGACTTGCTCAACCCAGTTATTTGATTATGCCTCCAGTAATCCGAACAATGCGTTATCGTGGAAAAGGCAGACCAAGAAAAAGTGATTATGAAAATATGCACGAACTTGTGGAAAGAATAAAAATAACGCTACGCCATGACCACTGATCGAGGGGTGTTGATAATTTATCCATTCTAGGGCTAAGAATATAGGTTTAGGTATCACCCTTTTAGTATTTGATATAGTACCACTCTTGGTATAAACTCATCTACATGGCAAGAAAAAATCATCGTTATCAGATAAAGGCGTGGGCGACTTTCATAGAGAAAGTGGCCATTGGTCGAGCCGCCGATAAAGCCGGTAAATCTATTAGCCGTCATTTGATTGATGAGGCCATAAAGCAGGTCGAGAAAGTAAATTAACAAAATCGTGTCCTCCCCCCTGCTTCGGTTTCTCACGATTCCGAAGTAAGGGAGAAGAATTAACTAAAACAAAAACTATGTCTTACATTTTGCCCGTAGAGCCAGAGCAGAAATATCCCGAAGATGAAACAACCTATTTCCCCAAAATAACGAGTATGTTTACTATGGAACACGCAATGAAAATTGTCGGAGAAAAAGCGAAAGAAGTTCATGGTGTAAATCCTTATGAAATGGAGAAACTTGAGGAGATTAAAATGGATTCTTATGATTAACTTCCTCAAAACCATCCACCCATTTACTTGGGTATTATCAGCGTGGATCGTAATGTTTCTTTACGCGATATGAAATACACCCTACGAATCGCTATGCCGGAGCAGTATTGCTACATCGAAACCGAGTTCGAGGGTGATGCAAGCGAAGCCATGCACGAGTATCGCAATCTCGTAAAACTTGCCAATGGTGGCTTCGGCTTAGAACAAAAGGAATGGAATCGCGTGCTTGATGTCTACCTTGCAGACGGGTCGATGTCTGTCGAAGACGGCGAGCAGATGAGCAAAGAGCAGGCGTGGCTTATTAAAGAAGTGGACAAGAGTGCGAATAGATTAAAGTATCGGAATGTCCCAAAAGACAAAGTGCATCATTCGTTGACATGAAAAATACTAAAACGTTAACAGAAAATAGTTAATAATAAATAATTTTATGGCTGAATATACAAAGAACGAGATGTTGGGCGGGAACTGGGTTAAAGGTAAAGAAGTGCGCTCCGGTGCAAAAGCAAAACTGAAGTCCGAAGTGCATCCCGTGGCCTCGCAGTTCAAGGACAAAGACGGCAATATGAAGAACCAAGATGTAGGGAAAATTATGATTCAAGGCGAGACGGAGCAGAAGAATATCAGCGTGAATAAGGCAACAATCAGCGCACTGGTGGACGCGTTCGGCAAAGACTCTCTTAACTGGATAGATAAGATACTCACCGTTGAAACGCTCAAAGTTTCCGTTGCTGGAAAAATGGTTACTGCCGTCTATCTCATCCCCGAAGGATACATACTTTCCGAGGATCAGAACGGCTACATGGTCATTACAAAAGAGGGCGTAAAGGAGAGCACTGTCGATGTCTCCGATGAAGAGGATGTGGATGAAAGCAAAATTCCATTTTAAGTTGCATATAATCGGTGAAAGAGTTATAATGGCGACATGCAAGAAACAAAAAAATGCAAAGGTTGTGTGTCGCCATTTGCTCGATCAAAAAAATACAGTGCATTACAGTGGAAGCGGTCGATGTTTTGCTCAAGAAAGTGTTCTTGGATTTCAAAGATAGGCAAGAGTCGCACAATCGAAACACGAAAGTTGTTGAGCCTAGCTCACAAAGGAACAAAGAAGCCTTGGGCTGGAAAATATAAACACTCCGACAAACAGAAGCAAAATGTGTCTCGGTCACTTAAAAAGTTCTATTCGGAACACCCAGGAGAACGAATAAAAATCAGCGTTCGCAACAAAGGACGAAAGTGGTCACCAGAACAGCGAGAAAAGATGAAGAAGGTTGTGAAGCGTGGGGCAAGTAATCCATACTGGAAGGGAATCAACGCAAGTTACAGCGCAAAACATAAGTTCATGTATCGCACAAAATCAAAAACGGGACTATGTGTTGATTGCAACCTTGTAAAGAAAACAGACTGGAGTAATGTAGACGGAAAATATTCAAGAAACACAGACGATTATCAAGAACGATGTAGGGTGTGTCACATAAAACATGACAATGATTTGCGAAAAATGCTCAGAAAAACCAAAAAGAACTGAAAAACAAAACTCCGCTCTCTGGCTTTACTTCACCATGCTTGCGGATGAGTTGAACTCTGGCGGTTTGTCTATTCAAGATGTACTAAAGAATTACAAAATGGAGATTGAATGGAACAAAAATTCTATTCACGACATTGTGTGGATTCCTGTGCAAAAAGCGTTGTTTGGAACGACATCAACAACAAAGTTAAGGAAGGCGGACATAGACAAGGTTTATGAACATATTAACCGTTTTGTCTCGACGATGAATATTCACCTCCCATTCCCCAATGACCCCGATAGATTAGATAAAAAATCTATGCTTAAGGGGGAGAAAATAGACTATCCTGAAGAAAACTATGCCGAACCCCTGCTATGATCCAGATTATAAAAATAGAAACACCCTCATGTGGATACTGTCTACAGAAGAAGTCTCTTGTAGGCCGGACGATGAACTGTGAGAAGAAATGCCAACCCGACTTTACTTTTGACTATGACGTGGAGTTCGTGGAAAAGGAAAAAGTGAATTATCAGACCCGTAATCGCTCAAAGGTGAGGGGGAACGCTAGAGGTCGTCATCATGGAGACTTCAGTAGTGGAAACTAATTAAACCCCACATGACCAACAATAACTACATCACCATCACCGACGACGGAACATTAAAGACTTCCGAGTTGCTTGAAAATGCAAAAAAACTGTTCGATGTATACTCTTTTTACTCCAACGAAGAACTGGACAAATTCTGTCCCAAACCCGAAAAGCCGACAACCCGTACTTTCCTTAAACAGGTTAACCCAGACGAGGCAACACTGGGAAAATCTTACAACGAAGCTGTGAATGAACACAGCATGAATCTCCGAGAAAGAATACTTATGGAGATTGCTTACTTCAAAGAAACGGGCAAACACCTCGACGAGAAGGGGTGGACGATTACATCCCCTCGCGATTCGGACGGCTACGTTCCCCGCGTGTGCTGGGGCTTCGGCGGCCGGGGGGTCTGCGTGGGCTGGTACAACGTCGGCGGTGCGGACTCTAGGGACGGTCTTCGGTCAGCCGTTTCTCTTCCACCCTCTTCTCCTGTTTCCCTTCCCGAAACTCTTGAGATTAACGGCGTAACATATCAGCGAGTATGACCCCCATTGAGAAAATAATCGGAGAGTTTAAGAAACTGGTTTACGAACCCGAACATGAATCGGGAACGGGGAAGTGTTGGTGTGGAGTAACTTGGAAAAGAGACAATGTGAAAATGGAGATTGTTCACAAAGAACAACGANTTGTCCTTGCCGCCTTCCTCCGCGCCTCCCTCCAAAACCAGATGAACGATTTCCTTAACCAACCAGCGAATCAACATGACCAACTTGTACGCCAAGCCACGATTGAGGAGGTGCGAGAAGTTATACCCAAGCAAAAAGATGTGAATAAAACTCAGGTGTTCTCTTTCGCCAACATAGAAAGAACCAATGGAAGGATTGTTTCCAAAAAACTTGGCTTTAACGAGTGTCGTTGGAAAATCCTCACCGCCCTCACCCTCCTCGCAGAAAAGGATGAGGGGATTAGTAATAATTAACATCTTATGAACAAAAAATATAAATTGACGGATGAAAAAATTGAATGGTGCGGAAAGACTTTGTTCCGCATCGAAGCACTGGTAGCATTTGGTTCAGTAGCTAAGGGAGAGAAGGGTGGCTTTATTGAGAAGGAGGAAAATCTTGCACAGGTGTCTGGCNACGCATGGGTGTCTGGCGACGCATGGGTGTATGGCAACGCACAGGTGTATGGCGACGCATGGGTGTATGGCAACGCACGGGTGTATGGCAACGCATGGGTGTATGGCAACGCACGGGTGTCTGGCAACGCACAGGTGTATGGCGACGCATGGGTGTCTGGCAACGCATGGGTGTCTGGCAACGCATGGGTGTCTGGCAACGCATGGGTGTATGGCAACGCATGGGTGTATGGCAACGCACAGGTGTATGGCGACGCATGGGTGTATGGCAACGCACGGGTGTATGGCAACGCACAGGTGTATGGCGACGCATGGGTGTCTGGCGACGCATGGGTGTCTGGCAACGCATGGGTGTCTGGCAACGCATGGGTGTATGGCGACGCATGGGTGTCTGGCGACGCATGGGTGTATGGCGACGCATGGGTGTATGGCAAACTCAAAATCCTTGCTGGATATTTCTTTGGCATTCGTTTCTCAAAAGAGGAAATCAAGTACAAAGACATCGACGGCACAAATGAGCTTATCTACAAGGGCGAAACGAAGTTTGGAGACGAAGAGGAAGTGTCGCTCACTGGCAAAACTGTCACAGTAACCGTGGGCGACAAAGAATATCAGGCCGTAATTAAATAATCATGCACCAATTTATTGAACGGAAGATAAGCCAATTCCGAAAGGAATATAGAAAGGTGTACGACAACATTCTGCCACTAGAAGTTTTGGCAAAAGGCAATCCGTGGTTTGAATCCTTCCTCGCCACCTCTTTGACCGAACTCGTGGAGGAGATTCGGGGGAAATTGCCGAAAGAGAAAGAGCAGTTAGACAAGAATGACCCAGACAACTATGGTGGGTGCTATGCGATTGCTGGCTTCAACTCCTGTCGCTCCCAAGTGCTGAGTATGCTTGATGAGATTATTAGTAACAATAAGGAGGTATGAAAAAAGAATTAAAAATCAAAGTACAATGTGTCGGGTGTGGTGCGACAAAAGAAGTTTGTGAAGAGCAGACAGAACAGCCAATGTGCGATTTGGACTTTATGCCGATGATAGCCGTCGAGATAACTCTATGACCCCCAACCCCCGAAAGGTGAAAGTGATAAGGGGATATGTGGTTAGAGACTACCTTGAAAATGGATGGGATAAAAATGACATATTTCTGTTCATATACCGCAAAAAACAAGCCAAGCATATTTTTGTCCCCGTCACCATTACTTACTCCCAGCCTAAACGAAACAAATAGATGAACCATTTAATTTTTCTAGGAGTGGGAATGATTATTATGATGATTCAGTGGCACGCGCACTACATCATGAACGCAGTATCAACATATTTCGACACAATTCCCATAATGATTCTTGCGCTCCTGTTTGTGTATTGCTACTTATCCACCATAAATGAATAGTATGACCTCTCGCATCCCCCCCGCCGTAGACTCGCAGAGAAGAAGATAATTACACTATGATGAACAACAAATATCCACAGAATCAAACAAATCAACCCGTGGGAAGCACACATTCAGACGAACCCTTATTCACCTACACCCACCACACCTCTCCCTACAATCCATTGTGCCAGCAAACAAAAGATGACCGCGCCCGCATCTTCGTCGAAGCAGAGAAGCTTGCCATGCCGTCAAAGGACAGTGGCTGGGAAGAGAGTGCGCGGGTCGTGAAGTTGTCGGACTTGCGGGACATTATTTTCCGTTCGTGATAAAATAACGTAAGTGGACAAAATAAAACAATTTTTCTGTGCTAAGTGTGGGGAGATGATTCGAGGTAAACATTATTTTTGGCGCGGAAAACATTACGATGAAATATGTATCGAGTGGGCGTGGTATCATGCTGTATGAGACACCGAATTGCGATAAAACCACTTTCGGTAAACCAAGCATATCGTGGACGCAGATTTGCCTCTCCTGCATTAAAAGCGTTCAAAAGCGAACTTGGCTACCTCCTCCCTAAATTAAGCGTCCCAGGGGGCAAATTGAGTGTTTTTTACCGCTTCGGCGTGGCTTCTCGTGCTTCCGATGGGGACAATCTCATAAAATGCGTTCAGGACTGTCTTTCTGCACAATATGGCTTCAATGACAATAAAATCTATAAATGGTCAATAGAGAAAGTTATTGTGAAAAAAGGGGAGGAGTTTATCGAGTTTTCAATAGATGTGCTATAATAAAAACATCTATCCCTGTTCAGGTGCTCTGACGCGTATAAAAAGACCGCCCTCACTGCGAAAGGCGGTCTTTTTATACGGCCATCTTGCGGTAGCACAAGGATATTATACCTTTCCGAGCCGCACGTTGGCAAGATGTTTCGATATTTGGGAAACACCCAAACCGACTAACACTACGGCCCATTCAGGAAGCGCAAGTCCTGCAAGATTCGCCGGGATCGCATTGAGTCCTGCGACAAGGGCGATATACCCAATGTTGAAGGCGAATGTTTTTAGTCTTTTTTTGAGTTCTTCTGACATATTGATAAAATTATTTAATAATTACTTGGGCTTTGCATCGTAGTATTTTGATTGCTTAATCTGTTGCCATGCTTTATATCCATAATTGTCAGTTTTCCAATGACAAGAAGCGCAAAGGGTTTGTCCATTTTCTAACTTCCACAAATCGGCGCAAACGAGAGCAGATTGAATATCCATGATATTGTGTTTGCGTAACAAAAGACCAAACGCCTCAATGTGGTCTGCGTGCAAAGACCTACCCATTTTACCACAATGGCGACAAGTAAAACTATCTCTACGCAATACCGATTCTCGCCATTGTGAGTAATTAAGACTATCGCGAACTCGTTCCTGAAGACTTGTCATTCCTTCGTCGCGGTATCTATAGGCACATTTTTTGCTACAAAAGTTAGTTTGTACTCGCTTAATATCTCTCGGATATTTATATTTTTCAGTTCCACAAACAGGACATTTTATGGTTTTTCCTTTCCAAGAATTTGGATATTTTTTCCCCGCCTTTGTTAATGCAATTTTTTCTCTTGTTTCTTTTGAAATCACCTTCCCTTTTTGGGCAAGTTTCATGTGCATTTTTTGTTCAGTAGTGAAAACCCGACCAATGTTTATGGTATGTCCCTTTTGAAACCCTTTTATTCCTTTTGGCATAATGTCATTATACGGGTTTTGTGTCCCAAAATCGACTTCTTGATGGATAAGCCATCCACCACTTTGCATTACCCTTTTTGAACTCTCGTGCCATAATGCGAATACACTTGGCGGGGTCATTTAGGCACTCGTCTTTGTCCTTAAACGTTGCTCCCTTGCCTATCCAAAACGGAACACCTTGCTTGTTCTTTCCGTCATTAAACTGACAAATTCCCCAATCAGTTGTTCCGTTTTTGTTGTTTGCGTTTACCGTCCAAGCGTTCCACCCACTTTCCCCGGCGATTGTGGCTTGCAAATCTCTCATCATGGATACCGACAACCCTTCTTCCTTGCACACTTTCTCCGCGAGGTCATACATGTCCAGTCGTTCGTGTAATGGCCCGCCTCGCCATCCGTCATCATGAAATACTACTTTTGGTTCAGGTGAGACAGGAGGAACAACGACAGGATAATCAGGAACGATTACGGGTGGCACAAAATCTGGGTGTGCTGGGTCTTTCGCGGGATCGTAGGTGAAGTGCTTAACCAAAAAATCCTTAATCGCCAGTAGTGCTTGTTCGAGGAGTTTTAACTGCTTCATGTTTAGTCAATTATAGCACGCCCAATAACTTGTAGTTTTTTCTCCCATAAGTGTCAGTTGCTTTGTGACATGGAACACAGAGAGTTCTTCCATTATCTATGGCGAAACGGAGGGCAGGATATTGTGCGAACGGTTTGATGTGGTCGGCGTTTAACTTCACCCCCCTTTGTTTACACCAAACACAAGTATAATTGTCTCGCGTGTAAACTGCGGTACGCCATAAACGATATTCCATAGACGTTCTAATCTTTTTATTTACATCGGTAATCCCTCCCTTCCAAAAATGGGAATTGGCACCAGACCTTTGGGGGAATTTTTTTCCAAGACAATAACCCTTGTGACCGCGTTGTGCTTTTCGTATTTTTTCCTTGGTTTCCTCTGTGATTATTTGCAGTTTTCTTTTCTCTCGTATTTTTTGTTTTGTTGCCTCAGTGTGTGGTTTGCGTATACGATGAAGAAGGCAATGAGTATTGTGATGGTTAAACAACTGTTTCGCACAAATGAGGCACTTAGGTTTTCCGCCTTTCCAATTCGGACTTTCTACTCCCGTGCGTGAACGATGAGCGCTACAGTAAGTACTGGTACGGCTGGACAGTTGTTTCGTGCAAACAAGACACTTGCGTTTTCCTCCTTTCCAGTTTGGGCTTTCTTTTCCTTTTTTCATATATTTATACTCGTCAATAGCGAGTATATCTCGACTTTTATAGGTTTATTATACCGCCAATTTTAGCCTTGAGCAAATTGATAAGTTCTTGCAATTTTGTAATTATTATTTTTAACAGGGATACCTGCAAAAGTTTCGTACTGGGTTCAAGGTGGAAGCGTTTGCAGATTTGGATATTGTGTCCAAAAGAAATAGTCTTAATGCTTTGGTCATAAGAATCAAATACCCTCCAACCCATATTCACCTCATCGGTACCAAACAAAACGCACCAGTGCGTATTCGGTTCTCCTCTGTCCACGAACACTCCATTCTCCTCGAACCAGGCGGTAACTGATACGCCAAGAGGAGAATACTGAAGGGCCTCCGCAATTTTCTTCACTCGTTCGTTTTGAGTAATCGAGCCACGCCAAACATATTCGTGTTTGAGTTCAAACGGGAACTTTAATCCTTCTTCGAGCAGTTCATCCGACATGGGCTTCGGGGTTAGGAACTCTTCGTAAGTTTTCGTCATGGGAAGCAATGCCTGGTCAATCAAGCCATGCTCGCGGATTGATTCGATGGTGTGATGAGGATCTGCGCCTGGAGGCGTGATGTCAGCGAGGATATAGTTGAACCGCTCACTGTAGTTTGGTTCTACTCCCTTAACTCGCTTTAGCATTATCTCTATCGCATTTTGCGTTCCCCAGACTGTACATCCAGCCGTGTCCCAAGAATCGCCAAACTGCGGTTCGTACAGAGGAAGATAGGAAGACCAATCGCCTGAAGGTTGGAGAATGATTTGAGGCAATGCATCTAGGCCACCGAGAACATACGCCTCGGTATCATCATCCCTGATTTGCAAGCCATAATGTTTTAATCCGTTGGCAGGATTCATGGCCTATGCTGAAACTTATTAAACCAAATTCTTGCGTCGGTAAATATCTCTTTATTGTAGCTCAAAAATGAACCAAGATGCCCCACTCCTCGATGATGATTCAGTGTTCCCAAACCTTCGCATAACCATAAAACATTCGTAACATCGAGTTCCATTGATGGGTCTACACTGAAAGGGGTCACGTGGTGGAGTTGACTTTTTTTATTTCCACAGATGGCACATTGTTTCGGACAACTCTTTTCAAAGTCTCTTTTGAACTTCCCCCAAGAGCCAGACCTCGCCATGCCTCCAAGTCTGTCGCTTTCAAACAATCGCTCCCAGAGATTTTGCAGGAATTCAACCACACGTGAGAAGTTGGCGAATAAAATTTTTGAACGAACGAACTATTTTCAGAGAATCGAACCACGTTGGTTCCTTGTCCGTAAAATGCTCGATTGAAAGGGGGTCTTTCATTTATATTATGTTATTTGACAGAACGTTGGAGTAACGTCTTTATATCTGCTTTTATTTCAGAGTTGTCCTTTTTTATCGTATCGACCGCTTCAACGACTGTCGCAATCTGTTTATCTTGCGTTATGTTTATACTCCTTGTTTCTTTTGCTAATTCTTCAGTTCCCGCCGCGAGTATGCGGTTTTGCACAAACCAACCCCCGACAGCAGAAAGAATAATACCGACGGCAACCGAGCTGGAGATGATAATATTGCCTCGGCTCATACAGTGAAAATTTCCTTTTTGTAAAACAAACGAATCATGCCAAAGATGATTAACTGGTCGGTGCTTGGTGGAGCCGGAACAGCAAGCGCAACCGGTGTCCATGTCCCGCTTGAACGAAACTCAAGGACGATATTTCCGCCATCGGATATTTGATTAACCCGCGAACCTGTATACGTCGTTGAGCCGTAGTCTGCGCTGACATAAGAAATGATATAAACTCCCGATCCGGTCGATACACCTGCATTACCATTTCTCGGCCCATACGCACCACAGCCCGAGTTTGCTTCTACACTATCATCAGCAAGTAAAACGCACGGTGCGCCCATAACTCCTACCCCACTTGCGTCTGTTGAAGCTCCACCGCCCGCTCGTGTTGTTGAAGTTCCTGTTATGGAAGAAGCTGTCCCATCTCCACCATCACGAGCTGCGTCTGTCGCTCCAGCCTCTGTTGCGCCTCCACCGGGGCCGCCTTGGGCAGTTGCGCTTGCTCCTGCATCAAATCCTTGAGACGGAGAACCCACTGCTGGCCCTGCTGCTCCCGAATTAGCCGCTCCTCCACCACCGCTTCCTCCTTGAAGTCCTGCGACATTTGACGGGGTTGTATTTCCATAGGCACCACCCCCTCCGCCATGACAATCGAATAAAGTCCCCATTGAAGTCGTAGCTCCTGTGGTGCCCATATTATTACCCGCCGCCCCTGAAGCTCCGGCTGCGCCAATGGTAATGGTGTATTCTGTGTCTGCGACAACAGTAAGAGCGGTATCGGAACGATAACCCCCTGCGCCCCCCGCGCCCGCATAAGAAGGGGAGCCGTTTGATCCACCACCACCTCCTCCGCCGCCGACACACAAAGCATTTATTGTAAGTGCAGAAGCAAAGAATGGCAAGAAAAGCGCTATGATGATGAGGAGTTTTTTCATCATCTTGATGTAGGGATTATATCTTTGGTAAGTGGATCAACCCAGCGAGCTTTTTGTTCGTTAAACTCAACAACTCCTGTTGGTTTTGGAGGAATAAAAGCGTTGAGGGTTCTGTCATAAATGTATCCTATTCCAGCGTAGTTCTTCCTAAGAGAGCCGTCGGGTTTTGTTTCTACCCAATTCTTCGGATCGCCCCACTTGCCAGTCGCAAGGTCTTTTTCACTGATGACGATGACGCGCAAAACAATTCCTTTGACATCTATCTCTGCAAAAAGAGATGGTTTATTACTCAAAACAGCGCCAAGTTTCGTAACCATCTTTTTGTTGACAATCTTGTTGACAATTGGTTTTACGGTATCAATTCGTTCAATGGTGAACTCTTTTTGTTCAATGTTTGGGAGTGGAACATGGCGAAAGTGCGGATAGGTCGGAACAGGATTCACCCACAGAATGATTGCGAGAAAGAATGGGGCAAGGAAGTCCATATATTTTAATGACTCCACGAACATGATGGGTCGGTGACTGTGCCCGCTGCCGAACCGATGTCAAACCAGAATGATTCTCCCGAGGTAAAGGTATTATTTGCACTGATAGTAGTAAACGTAACAGAGAGTCCGGCAGAAGATAAAACTGCCGTAGTTGATGAGGTACTGTCTCCAAGTTGGGCGACAAATGTTCCTCCGTTTCTATTGGTACAACCAATGTCAGTAATCGTTACGGGTGTTTTCCATCCAGCGACCTTGAGAGTCGTCGTTCCGCTCCCCATCGTGGATGTGGAAAAAACGAATGCTCTGTCCGTGCTTGTCGCCGCACCATAAACTAAACCTGCTTGGGAAACGGCAAGTACTGATGATGTGATTGACGGAATTGTTATTGTGCCAAGATTTATTGTTTGGAATGTTGAAGAGGCTGTGCTCATAATGCCTCCAGAAAAGTCTATGAGGGTGCTTGTAGAGACTCCGGTAAAGGTAGTTGCCGTAGTGAAAGGATAACCAAATATCGCGCAAGTTGAACAAGAAATCGTGTCATCAGTAAGAACTATCGGAGAAGTTACTGCAAGGTTGGTATCATCGGAAATATCCAAACCGGAAACGTCTGCAGTGCTCACCGTAGCGCAAGTGGCGGCCCCGAGAGCGGACAATGAGCGCACGAATTGATTAGTACACGAAGTCCCTGCATAAGCCGCAAATACTCCATTTCCATTTGTCAGCGTTAATGCGCTCGCAATGCTAGGAATCGCAAGCGTAGTGATGGTGGATGAGGCCGAATTGAAGTATTGAATAGTTGAAGAGCCTATGGACATGAGGCCATTGGTAAAAGCGACAAGGGTAGACGTGGAAACTCCCGTAAAACTCGTCTGTTGGGTAAAGGGCCATTGAGCGGTGGAACAAGCTGTACATTCTATTACTGCACCGCTTGTGCCAAGAATGACTGGACTGTTAGAAACAGTAACGGGTGAAGTCGCCGTGAGCGTGGAAGTAGCACGATTGGCTACCGTGTTTACCCCAGAAAAATACAAAAGATTGCCTGATACCGCTGCAGTTGATGTAGAAATTGCATTACCAAAATTAGCATTGATAACACTGCGTGAGGCTGTGAGCGTATCTGTTCCCAGCATTGTGGTAAAACTTCCACCAATGGCTGTAAAAGGGGCCAAGAATAGGGCTAGTAATATGAGTTTTTTCATGTTTGACAATTATTAAGGGTTATGATAAGATGGGGGAATGATAATCTTTTTTACTATTTGTGTAACTGCTTTTATTACCTGTTTGCTGATTGCATCGATTTATGAATCTAAAATAGAAGATTAATCTTTGTATTCATTAAGCAATCCCTGAATGTATGCCTTATCCACGGGTGTAAGCAGTTTTTCTCCGCTTTGCAGTAATTTGCCCAGGGCGATTCTCACTTCGGGTTTTAAGACAAGTTTTCCCGCTTTATATAATACAAAACCTGCGCCACCTACTAATACCACTGCTGGGGCGAATGTCGCCGCCGCGCCAAGTCCTCCAATTCCGGCAGCAGCCGCAATAGCTTGAACAATTTTGTTTTTTGTTCCAAGTATTTGTCCAATCTTTTGGAATTTTCTCATTATCGCCGTGTTCGCTTCTTCAGCCGCTTTTGGTGCGATATTGTCCATTGCGTCAAACAGTGCATGTTGTTTTGCCAGAGACGTTTTCACGCCAGCAGTAGGAGCTTTTTCATCAAGTAAATTTTTGAATGTATTCCTCACCTCACGATTAGCAAGAGTAAAAGCATTATCTACATTAGCATCAAAGGTTTTAGGTTTTTGACTAAGCACCCAAGCATCATATTCTTTTTTTGCCTTGAGCAAACCTGAACCTGTGCTGGGATTTTCATTGACTATTTTTATAGCACCATCAAGCAATCTTCCTGCTGTAGTTTGAGCATCTCCAACAATGGTCGGGCTTAATGCCAGTTTTTCTTGCGCCCTTTTTAAGCGACTGATGGTTTCTCTGCGAGGAAGGGCAAAATCATTAGCGGCAACAGCCATTTTCAGATTTTGCGCCTCAACTTTATTAGCCGCTTGAACAATTGAATAATTCTTTTGATAGGTATTTTTAGAAGATATTTGAGGAATTTCCTGAACCGCATTTGCCATGTTTTTCTCTGCAACAGTCAACTCAACTATATCTTTTTTGAATAATCCCTTTTCGGTTGTCCTTGCAACCTCCGCCTCACGAACTGCTTTTGTTTGTACTGGTCTTGTCAGTTCACGAGCAAATGCTTTCTTTTGTGCTACTGCCGATGAAATCCCCGATATTTCAAGGGCCTTTCCTGTTATGATGCCTCCCTTTGCGGCACCTTTTCCAAGTAATTGCGCTCCCTTTCCGACAGGAAGAATCGAACCCAACAATCCTGTTGCCTCAAGGTTGGCCGCCGCTTCTGGGTGTTGTGCCTTGAATTGTCCATACTTTTCGGCTATAACTTGCGCAGTATCAGTTTCTGCTATCTTTTTGGCTCCAGCTCCAACTGCGCTACCAACAGCTTTTTCAATAAACTTTGGAGTAAGAGCTTTGAGTCCGGCAAAAGCAATGTCTCCTACGGCCCCTGCACCCTGTCCAAGCACTTGAAGGCCAGCACTAAATTTCGATTGTTCTCCGCGTTGAGCAGAAAGTATTGCTTCCGAACCTTTTTCTGCTCTTTTAGATAAATCAGCAGAAAGACCAGTTTTTTCTACGGCAAAATCTGTTATCTGGTCTTTATATACGGGATATTTTGCGACAATCCTTTTTGCCAATTCCCCATCATCCATTTGTGCGTAAGAAATACCATCGGATGCCACTCCGGAAGGAAATTTGATTCGTATTTTCTGCGCAAATTCCTGTGTTGTCATATTCCTAGTGGATTAGCAGTTGTAACTCCACTTCCTGAAGATAATCCAAGTGGATCATTACCAGTTCCCAATAATTCATCAACAGATTGGTAAGCGTTTCCTGCGGCAGTTCTTAGAGAGGCATATACCAAGTCTCTATTGGCCTTTTTTTGCACAAGAACCTCAACAGAATCTCCCGGTTGAGGAAGATATTGTTGTCTTGCTTCGGAAAATTCGGTAGCTGAAATAACTGCACCAGATTCACGACGAAGTTTGGCATTGATAAAGTTCCGAGCTGCTTGCACATATTGTTGTATATCTGAAGATTGGAAAGCCGCCGGAAGATTGATTTGAGACAAAAATGATGCAAGGTTCATTCCAACGATATTCGCCTCTTGCGTTTGTATAATCGGATTCGCCTGTTCTATTCTCGCCGCATATTCTGCTACAGTCTGTTGTGCGACAGTTGGCACCTTAACATTGGAATCTTTAAGCCATTGCTCATAAGTTCCGGGTTTTCCCGCAAGTTCCCATTCTTTGTAGCTCATTGGCGCATCAGCAGTTACTGCGCCCGCAATCACCGCTTTCTCACTCGACACCCCATATCTCGTCGCAACTTGAGCAACACCTAAAGCTGTCGTCGCCTTACCCATTTCCTGAAGAATGGCGGAACCATTGGGAAGCTGTGAAAGCGCATTTACATATTTCAGCATTTCCGTCTCGGCGCCCTTTGTGTTTTCCTCCTGTCGCGTGATGGCTTTTTCCCGTGCGTCCAGTATGGCTTTCTGTGCAATCGCCCTATCCTTGTCTTGCCTTGTCGTTTCGAGATCAGCGATAAGAAGCTCGAGATTGGACTTGGCTACTGCAATTTGTTCCTTTAATGTCCCAAATTTAAGCTCTACAGCCCTGTCTACTGCATCTTGGGCTGTTGCTACGTTCCCCTTCGCCATTTCGAGCTGAGCGAAGATTTGGAGGCTTTTCACCGAGTTCTTTCGCAGAGCCTCCGCTTTCTGCCTTGTGTCTATGGCTGTCGTTACCCCAGCGCCAGCTTCCTGAGTTTGCGCTTGAATGTTCGCCGCTTCAAGTTGAGAGACTTTAAGCTGAGAAGAAAGGTCATTCTGCAAACGGGTTAATTCAGGAAGGTTGGTAGCTTGTCCTTGCTCCGCTCGATAGGCCCCTTCACCAACAAGTCCCTGTTGCTGTTTTCTGATTGCTTCTGTCTCTGCACTTATCTTCGCTTCTTGAGGGGTGGCGGCAAGAGGTTCATATCCGGGAACTGAGGCCGAACCTCCTAAAGGAGTAGGGGCAGGGGTATAAGCTGGCGTAGTTCCCGTGCCGATATTTGCGCTTGAAAGAGGTGTAGTGGGAGGATTGCCGATTGCCGTTGCTCCTGAAGGAAGATTAAAAGTAGCAAGGCGAGCATTATATTTATCTATTGTTTCTCCTGGTTGGAGAAAATATCTTGTGTCTACGGGGTTTTGCGCTTGAGCAGAGGCAAGATTGGAGGCAGAGAGAGCCGCTTCTTGGGCTTGGCCTTCAGGAGTGCCCCTTTGGTACTCAGCAAAAGTTTGAGGACGACCTGTTTTAAGGTTTGATACATAACCGCTCGGAGTATCAGCTTGGGCGGCTCGTAAAGAATCCGCAAGAGCTTTCGAGTAGCCACTGCCCTCTACGAGTCCTCTTTGTTGATAGCCTCCTATAATCCCTCCGACATCAGAAATATACTGTTCACGGCTCAGTTCCGTACCATATACATCTTGTTGTCCATATGGAGTGGCAAAGTAGAGGTCGCCAGACTTGTAGTATTTTTGTTTGAGTTGTTCGGGAGTTGCCATGTTAAGTAATTATACCATAATAAAATCAGAACGTGTTTAACATTCTTACTGCGATTCCATCAGCTCCTGCTCCGCCGGCACCACCATTGATTGTGGAAAACACAGCCCCTGCTATTCCTGCTGCTTCAGTGGTTCCCGCTCCTCCACCACCATAGCCACCGACAGCACCAGAACCGCCTGTTCCTGTTCCTCCCGCGCCGCCAGAACCACCAGTAACGGTGTATGTTCCTGAATCTGCTGTGAGTGTATTGTAAACCGCGAGATACATTCCTCCTGCTCCTCCACCTCCTCCGCCGCCGCCGCCAGTAATACTTCCATTTGTTCCTGCTGTTCCTGTTGCACCACTCAAATCAATTGTTCCTGTGACATTGTAAGCACCAGCAACTTCGATAAGTGATGCTCCTGCTCCTCTGCCACCACCCCCTCCTGCGCCACCATTATCGGAAGTTCCACCTCCACCTTCTCCACCTCCACCACCTGCACCAGGAATGATTGATCTTCCTAAATAACGGACATATTCTGTGGTACGGGCATAAAACATTTGCGCTATGGTTATCTGCGCCCCCACAGCTCCTCCTGCATTGCTGTTCTCAAAATCTCCTCCTCCTCCGTAATGAGCAGAAGCATCAAAAATTGCAAAACTATTTGTCCCATTTCCTCCATCTTCACCTGTTGGTGTTGCACCAGCGCCTCCTGATCCAGCAGTTGCACCCAAAGAGCGATAATCTATAGCTCGTGTTGCCGTTGAAGTAATTGTTACATCCCCTTGAGATTTTAAGATGATTACTGTTCCACCAGAATATGGATTGGAAAACGCCAAACCTCCGGTTCCAGTGATAGAAATTGACGTGTAGTTTTTTGTTACCAGAGGGGCATTTTCCAAATCTATCGTTGTTGTTCCCGAAGAAATAGTGAGCGCACCGTCAGCACCAGTTCCTCCGATGTTCACAATCGTCTGTGAAATCGCCACAGTAGAGGCAACCATTTTCCCCGCATCATCTACACGAAACGGAGCTGTAGCTCTATCGGGGAATAATTTACCCGCCCAAAAACGAATATCAGTCGTTGCCGTTCCTGCGCCGGACATCCCCGCCTTTCTTGCAACGAATTTGTCCGCGATACTGCGAGCAGAAAGCGGATTACTTCCCAGCCTTCGGGAAATATCAAAACCCATATCTTCTATCTCCCCTTTGAGTACATCAATCTGTGCTTGGAGTTCTTCATTCATAAAGGTCATCGGGAATATCCTCATAAACAAAAGAAAAAGATGTTATCTCCGCGTTCCCCGTGGATTCAATACGAAACTGTATTTCTCGATAAGTCGGCAAGGTAGCCCCGGAGCTTTCAATGTTAATCGCCGAATGAGAAAGGGAGTTATCCGTTGTATGAGTAAAAATGGTGGTAAAAGTCGTCTCTTCGTCTTTGAGATACTTCAGAACAACCGAGCCTGCGGTGGGAAGAAAAACATGATTTACTGTTACGCCAATCAATTTTTTCTTCTGTTTGGGGTTGCCGAACTTTAAGGATTCATAGATAGAAGTAAAAGTGAAGTTTGTGCCATCATCAGTTTTTGTCACTTTCCCCGCACTTTCAGCCGAGTGGGAAATAAACCAATAATTCCCTGCATTGCCAAAGGAATTGATGAAGTAGTTTGATGTATCCACTCCTTCTTCGACAAAATCCAAAGCGAGGCCGAAATTGCCGTTTTTATTCTTCCTGCCGAATGCCCATATTCCTAGATGAAAAGTAGACTCCGTAGAAGTGGAATTGTGAAATGGAACGGAAGCAACCCAATACATCTTGTTATCTTTAATAACGACATTTCGGGGAAAACGAGTTACCGTATCGGGAAAAGCGGTTGCGTCTGCGGTAACGCTCTGATTAGCCACAATCTCTTTATAGACAGTAGGAACTCCGCCCGCCCACATACGAACTACCATTGCGCCCTTCGTAATCCCCAGGGTTGATGTGAGGTATTTATCGGATACCCCGACAACCCTCCCTTCGACATTCCCTAGAACACGGAGCGCACCTTCGCCCCAATCAATCACATCGGAAACCGTCGTATCTGTTACCATATCCCAGATAAAGACCTGAGAGCGGCCGGAAGGCTTCGTAATATTCGATGTTCCATACGCACAGCCGATGGCGATATAAGACCCATAACGACACGCGGAAACAATACGCATATCAGAAGGAATCTGCGTCATTACATTGTCGGTAACAACCGAAGCTGAAGAAACCTTTACTACTCTGTTATTGTAAAAAAGATACAGATTATTATCCGAACCCACCACTCCTTGAGCCACTGAGGTTATTGTTGCACCTAAGGCTCCTGTAACGGTATTCGTAAACGTCGAGCCGATAACCCATTTTGATACATTTGTTGTTCCCGAAAACATCCACCACGCTGATTGCCACTCAATGAAACATCCCCGAATCAAAGCACTGGTGCCTTCTGCCGTGCTTTCGATAGTCCAGTTACCCGTTGTCGGGTCTGCTTTAGAGAAGACTTTAGGAACCGCAGAAGCGGCCGCCCTGCCTAGACCATAGAGTTTTCCATCTAAACCAAGTTGGAAATCCTGCACACGATATTGTTCTAAGTCTGTGGAGGAAACGCTTGTCGAAGTGTCAGCTTCCGTAGAACGATAAGGGGTCAGTCTGTTTGGGGAGGAAAAAACGTCGAAATGTTTTGACATTCCAAACTGTGAGGGAATATTCGAGCGCAAATCGTCCGTCATTCCACCATCGAATCTGTTTATTTCTACTCGATGCTGTTTTGCCATCAGTTTTTCGCTTCATTTGTTAAGGTGAGAGCATTCTTTGATTCTCTCGCAAGCAACATATGCACCGAATCCCAAGTGAATGTCGCATCATCCCACGTCATTGTTGCCTCATCCCATGTCATACTGGAAATCTTTGCCTCGTTGGTTAAGGTGAGAGAGTTCTTTGATTCTGCGGTAAGTGAAAGTGCCATATCATCGGAAGTTTATCTGTTCAGTAGTCATAAAGCGCCGACTGTCTTTTTCCCGACGACTATAAAACTTCAACATGTCATCGGTCATTTCTCTTATTTTCGCTTCAAAGATAGCGACCCTATCTTTTTTATAATTTATCGCGTAAGGCAAGGCGGCCATATACGCGACAAGCACATGATATGGAGAGGCGATACCCGGTGCTTTTGTTCCAGTCGTTACTTGTGCGGAAGTAAACAAATCAGCCGTTCTCTTAAATCCCACCTTAAGACCGGAAGAAAGAGTAACCGTCACCCCATCATCAGGGGCTGGATAAAGACGAATGGAATCTCCCTGTTTGTCGTAATAGGTAGGCAAGCCATCTGTTTCAAATATCTGTTCGAGTGGTGATTGATATAATGCGCCGGTGTTTAATTCTGCTTGGTCTATGGGTTGTAAGTGATACCAATCTCCATTTACGTCCTTCACTTTTACCCAAAGAATATCCAAATACTCATCAGCGAATGAATAAGATTCTTGCCCATTTACCAAGGTACCTGTCCCAATAGGTAAATCAGAATAATTCGTATCATCATACTGCCACACCCCATCAGCATTGATTATTTTTCCAATGAGGGATTCAAGGGCGTTATTGACGAATATAAGTAAGTTGGCCGCAGTTAAAGAAGTAGTATCTGCATCCACCAAGAAACGTGCGTAGGTATTTAGGTCAGCGATTGTAATAAGCCATTGTTCGTTTACTAATAAGTATATAAACCAACGTGTCCAACCTTAATTGTGGGGTCACACCAGAGATCAAAACCCGAATCTATGGCGGTGTAGCAAAACCACGCATCTTCTCCGACAACCAATTCTCCTTTTTTATCACGCCCAAAATTAAACCAGGGCAATTTCAGTTTTTCAAAGACAGACAATTTGATGAGCAAAATCCCTGTTCCCAATAGGGCGCATTTGAACAGTTTTGTCTTTGATTCAGAAAACTCCGTCAATGGTACAGCGACTTTTTCCAAAGGAAACTTTCTCTTATGACATTGCACCCCGACAATATCTTTATCATGAGAAAGCAGTTGTTTTATCGTGTCTGAATGGAATAACATATCCGAATCCACAAAAAGAATATGTGTCCCCCCCTTTTTTATAGCCTCATTTACTAACCATGTTCTCGCCCCGGCCACATCGCATCCTTGCCACATCAGAAAATCAACAATACAGGGATTCCCGATAATCGCACTGGCAATCGAGTGTCCAGTGCGGGCAACCATCATATCCGTACAAGGCATTGCGATAATGAGTTTTATTTTATCTTTCATGGCGTGTTTTGCGTATCATATCTTGCTCCCCGAAAGAGGAGCAAAGATGATGCACAATCCGAATCAAACAACATTGACATCGAACACAATCGGCAAGAGGTTCGTGGGAACCAACAGACCGTAATCGAGTCGAGTGTGAATGCCTGTTCCCGAAAGCATACCCGCCGTAGAAGACGGAGGTGTTTCGGTTACATAGGTCTTTCCAAAGGTACTCTTCAGAAGTCCGAGCTTTTGCACTGCACTTACCCCTGCAAAGAGGTGATTTGCCGCGTGAGAAGTCGAGACATAATGTTTAAGACCCAGGTATTCAACTCCGATTTTTCCACCATTTTTCAGGTTAGCGTCAGCGAGATTGAATCCGTTTGACTGCATAAACTGAACAAGAAATGTCCAGTCTTCAGGCCGCCAAACAATGAACCCACCATTCTGTTTATACAGGTCAAAACCGTTTGCGGTATAGATTTCCTCTATAACGCCGCGAATAATGTCATCAACATTATTCGCTGAAACAGTAATGGTCGTTGACGCGAGTCCGAGGACTCCGCCACCCGTATCACCGAAGTTTGTCCAGTTGGCGTGATTCGCCAAGAGAACTGTTTCAACACGTTCACCAATCTTCTTTCCAAGTAAATCACCCATCTGCGCATAGCTTGCGTAATTTGATTGCGCCTGATCAGCATAATCAAGATACACAGCATCGACATCCGTGGTAATCATCCCAAGAGTTTGATTAGTCTGCGTGACGGGAATGAACGTAATGACTTTCGTCAGGTCAGTCCTTTCCGCCGCAGAAGCGAACTTACCTGTTGAAACAGCAGGTTCACCAGATGTAGCGATAAGCGGGAAATTGAGAATTTGCGTGTCACTATAAGTAACATCGCAAACCTCCTTCCATGTCTGAGGTTTATCAAGGCGTTGGGCGATTCTATTCTCCCAAAACTCCTGATAGAGATATGTACTATTAGCCATGATTAATAAATAAACTAGTAATCAGGCGTAATTAGATTAATGATGCCAGGCGGGTTTATTGGTGTTTTCTTTCTCCAATTTCCTGTTAATAACTTCGCTTCGTAATTTGAAGTCTTTTGGCAGTTCCCCCTTTTGTTCAAAACGGGCCAGCCAATAATCTGTCGTATCTATTGGCCCTCCGCTCGAACGTCTTGTCGAGCCTGGCGTCGCATCCTTGAGTTCATTGTCTTTACGCAGGGCATTTAATTTTGTTTGGACATAATCGTCCTTGAGTGCCTGGCGGACAGTTTGACCCGTTCGTTTCATCACGTTATGTATGAGTTCTATCTCATCGCTATCCGTAATGCCTTTGAGGTCAAGATAATCAAGTTGCGTTTCATCTAATTCGCCCTTCTTTTCTTCTAACTTCTCTTCTACTTTCTCTTCTACTTTCTTTTCTACTTTTTCTTTCAGTAGTTTTGCTTCAGCTTTCTTGGCTCGTTCAAAGAGTTGTTTGTTCGTATCTTCCGTCTCCTTGAGTTTCGCTTTGAGAGCAACCGCATCAAGTTCTTCCCCTACTGCGGTATCGAGATTCTGCTCGTCAGTGTTCTCATTTGAAGAGTCGAGATTCTCATTTTCTTTTTCCATAATTTAAGTGTTTATGACACAACGCACTTTTAAGAGTTGTGCTACTCGATAAATAAAACCGAAAAACCGAATGTCTTGCGACACCCGGTTGGAACAACAAGAGAGAAACAACGACGAAAACTCCCTTGTGGCCCCGATCGGATGCCGCAAAACGTGTCGTTGTTTCCGCTAAGTTGTCAAAGGTCTTAGTCTGGAACAAATTCACTGACGAAAACGGTAATATGTCCTGTCCCTGTGTAACCGTTGCGATAAATGGTAATCACCGCTTCGTTCAATCCTGCAAGAATAAGATCTGCACCCGTGGCTTCAGCAAGGAACAAGTCCGTGCTTGCGTCCACATCATCAATGGTGAGCGATGATGCAACCGTTGTAGAGGCATTCTTGAGCCGAAACGACATCTTATCTCCGACATTAGGAATATACGAAGCAGTTGATGTTGCGCCGATTTGAATCGTTACATCAACACTTGGGTTGATCTTGATGACCTCGCTGCCTATTTCATTCGCCGTGAGCGTATAAGTCGTAAGCGTTGTTCCTGTAGTTGTCGCAAGTTCTAGTCCGCCGACCGTTACACCATCACCGAAGAACTGACGCGCAAAGGGCTGGATTCCACCCACCTCTTTTACAATAGTCTCTATCTTCTCTAACCCCGTCGGGCGAGGGAGAAAAAATCCCAAGAAACCGACAACCACGAGAACCCCAAGTATGACCTTTAATGTTTTATCCATAATTTAAGTTTTATGTTTAATAATTTCGACCTCTCTTTTTTATCTTTTTTCTTCCGTAACCTGATTTATGTGGCATAATCTTTATTTCTTTTTCTTTTCCACCTTAGCTTCGACCTTTGCTTCAGATGCCTGTTTTTCCAATTTGTCCTTTAAGGACGGTAAGCGTTTTAACATGATGTTTTATTAATTTCTATAAGTTATCGTATAATCCCCGTCGTATCCATCGCCTGTTTCAACAACAATACCTTTGACTACTTGCACATCGTACACGAGCGTCCCTGCCGCATCGGAGGTACCCAAAACGTGTGCAATTATTTTCCCAATAGTCAGGGTGGCATTTTTCACATCATCAGTTTGATACGTTGAGGTCGCGGTTGAGGTGGCATCATACACTTTCAGATAACCTGCTGTTCCGACTTGATTCACAATGATTGATCCGAAGATTCCACCTCCTTTCAACGCTTGATATGCCGCAGTGGTCATCACATACGCAGTCGTTGTTGAAGTGTATGCTTGACCATCGCCAATACTGCCGAGCTTCGCTGGTTGACCGACCAAACCAACAAACCATGAAGCAATGGCAAGTAAAAAGGCGGCTATTCCTAATACAATTTTGTTTTTCATAATTTAATTTAGCTACTAATTCATTATACCATACTTTTTACTGTCAACGAGCAGGGTTTACCCCTTTGGGCAAAACTACAACAGTTTTATGTTTGGCTATTTCTCTGAAGGCATCCTCGACCGCTTTGATACCGTCTAATCTTGCTCTGAATGCCTGACCGAGCGATTCGTTACTGAAATCTTGGATACTCGAAATCTGTTGATAGCTTTCTGGCATTTCAAACTGTTTCAAAACCTCCGCTTTTACTTCATCAAAAAGAGCTTTATCATCCGCTATTCTCGTTAAAATTGATTCAGACATTTACTGTTTCTTCTACTGGTAAAGAGGCCTTCTGTTGTGTCTGTTGTTGCATGGCTAATTTCTCTATGCCGGAGAAGTCAGCAGGACTCATGCCGGAAAACTCCAAAATCTGATTAAATGACTTCGCCATCCCTGGTATCTGCATCACCTGTGCAAAACCCTGTGGATTACTAAAGGCAAAACGAAAAATGTTTACTATCTTGTCGGTCATAACCGCGAGATTCTTCGACTTCCCCGCAACACTTACTTTCACCGATAAAGGCGTGTTTTTGAACTCTCCCTTTAAGATTTCGATAAAGTGTTTGCTTCCTTTCTTTCTAAAATCTTCCTCAACCTTTTTTGCATAGGCTTCTTCTTCATCAGGAAACCATGTCATGCCATTTAACACTTTCTCATTCTTCCAGTATTTCATCTGATTGGCAATAATTTTTTCTTTCACATACTGCAAATCTTCCAAAGAAAGCTCGGAAAGAAACTTCGTTCCTTGTGTAATTTTCTTTTGAATATGAGGAATAATCCAATCTTGATAGATTTCTTCCAAGTGTTTAGCGTACTGGCCTCTGCGATAATCATGCAGTCCCCGTGACTCATTCGTGACTAATTCTTGGAGCTTGAATGGTGTCCCGGCAGTAGGAGATTGACCCATAATGGAATCATTGGCTGCACCCATTTGTTGAGCGTGCGTTTCCCATTGCGCCACGGATGTTTCAAAGAGGCGCATATTGCGGGGGAATGTATCCACTTGAGCAATGTCAGTGTTTGGAGCAATATCCACGATTTCCAAGTTCTTCATGTTCTTGAGTCCTCCAGGATGTTTGGCGGCAACAGCAGGGTCGCTTGATTTCAGTATCGTCACTGCAGCTGCATCGAGCATATTCTGCATACGAATCATGTCATAATTTACCCAGACTTGAGCCTCAAACAATTCCTCTGCTCCTCCAAAGCCTAAAGCACGTCCATAGACGGGATCACGTTTAATCAGTTTGAATGGCGATTCTTTTTCCTCTGCCGTATAAAGGATTATACCATTTCTTTCACCTACATCTTTTCCTCCGATAGGAGTATAGAAACACACAATGAACATTCGTGTTTCATAATCCTCACCCTGATAGGTGTGGTCAGAAAAACGCTTCGGGAGATTACCATGCACTTCGTACACCTCAATATACCGTCCGGGTGTCTCTGTTATCGTTCCCTGTTTATCATCTTTTTTCTCTTCTCGTGAAAGAACAATAACTTCTTCGAGCGTTTGTGTTGCTCCATTTTCCTCTTTTCCCCACCCTTTATCCCCCATAGCCAAAAGCTGGTCGGGAGAATAAAAATGCTTAATTCCTATTGGGCCTGAAAGTAAGTCTGTCTGGTCGCAGAACACGATAGATTGCAAGGGGACAACTTCAGGACAAGGCTTATTAAGATGTTTCGACAATCCTCCACCAAAATCTATACGGGAGACATTTAATTCATCAATGAACGTATCAATATTATTCTCCACCACGAACACATCATCATGATATTTCTTCACCAAAAGTGATAGATGAAACTTGTCTTCTTGATCTACATATATCTGCACATCTTTGACTTCGATGTCTTCAGTGCGATGTTGAAGATTCAAAATAGGGCGAGTGATATTCTTGACGGGTTTATAATCGGATTTTCCCGTAGATAATTGAGAATTATTATACAATTCGGACAACGTAATGTGTTCCTTAAAGTTCCATTGCCAGGCGTCACTAAGAGAAATGGGTAACCTAAATTGCGCCTCCATTGCTTTAATGTAAGAAAATATATCCGTATGGTGTTGTATCTGCATATTATTTAAATCCTACCAATAATTCTTTAGAAACTTGAAAGCGTGCAAGCGGCATAAATAATCTTTTTATTCTTGCAGGTTGTAAAAACAAGACCTTTTTCTTGTCTCCTTGTGTAAGCGTGAGCACCCCTTTCAACATAATCTTCACGGGCTTTGGCAAGGCTAAAAGTGCCTCAAGAACAGTTGTACCCCTACCGACAAAACAAAGACCCGCGATAGTGAGGGTGAGAGTAAAAACATCATTTTTTATAACTTTAGGAGCTTTCTTCTTCGCAGGAGCTTTCTTC